AGCTGCATTAGAAGGTGGAAGCACAACTGGTTATGTTGATGCTGCAACTACACAATCTGGTATAAAAGGTTCAGAAGCTGCTATTGATGTAGCTGCTAGTTACTTAGATAGATTTGCACAAACAAGTACATTACTTAGTTTTACTACTACAAAAAACAGTCCAGAAAGATTAAGAGCTGGTCAAGTTTTAGATTTTCAATTAATTGACCAAGATATATCTGGCATATTTCTTATTGACCATATACGAATAAGATTTAGAAATGGTATTACGTTTTATGATGTTAAATGCGTTGCTTCTCCACCAGAATATACTTTTGAATCATTTATTAGAGATATAGATGACAAGATTAGTGATGCGTTTATTGAAATATCAGAAAATATAGATACAGAAGAAGTCTTAGTTGTTAGAGCTGATGGTGGCACAGAAACTGCTAGTATATCTGAAGTAGATGTTGAAACAGTATTGGCATGTCCATTACCTAGTAACTCAACATTTGTAAGTGGGAGTTTAGTTGTATGTTAAATTGGCAAGGAACTTTAAATATAAAAGCTTTTGATAAAGATGGTAATTTAGTTGATGAACAAAATTTGAAAAATTTAATTACATCTGCTGGTAAAAACTTATTAGCAGAAGCTTTAAGAAATAATGTTATTGACTGCGAAATTAAATATATTGGTATAGGTTCTGACAATACTGCACCTACTTCTGCTGATACTACATTAGGTAATGAAACTTTTAGAAAAGCAGTAACAAGTCAAATAGCTGGTGGTACTGGAGTTACAATTACTAATCTTTATGTAGCACCAGAAGAAGCAGTCGGAACAATAGAAGAAATAGGATTTTTTAGTGGCGCTTCTGCATCTGCAACTACAGATTCTGGAGTTATGTTCGCAAGAGTATTATATAGCAGAACAAAAACTGCGGTAGAATCTATACAGATAGAAAGGACTGACACTATTGGCTAATATTGAATCAAATTATACACAACAAACATGGGTAGCTGGCGCAACTCCATTAAGCGAAGCTGCTTTAAATAACATTGATGCAGGCATCGATGACATTAAGAAGTATGGTTTTTTCAAAAATGGAACTACTATAAATAGCAACGTAACCTTACCAAATGATGGTTATAATTATTCGGTAGTAGGAGATGTTGATATAGCAGACACTAACACTTTAGTAGTAGAAGGAAAATGTAAAATATTATGAGTGAATTACAAGTTGACCAAATAGCAGGTTCGACAGGTACGACAGTTACCATAAAAACTGGACATACACTTACATTAGTTGAAGATTTAGATGCAGGTTCTGCAAAAATTACAAACCTAGCTGAACCTACTGCTAGTGGAGATGCAGCAACAAAAAATTATGTTGACACACAACTTTTAACATTAGACACTTTAGGAGAATTATCAGATGTAACTATTGCATCAGTTGCTGATAACGAAGTTCTTGCTTATGATTCAGTAGCAGCTGGATGGATTAATCAAACTGCTAGTGAAGCTGGACTTGCAACTTCTGGAGATTTGACTTCTCATACTTCTGATACATCTAACCCACATAGTGTTACCGCAACACAAGTTGGCGCATTAGCAACTTCTGATATACAAGATGATGACACTTTTGCATCTGCTAGTGCAACAGATATTGCATCATCTGAAAGTATTAAAGCTTATGTTGATGCACAAGTAGCTAGCAAAGATGCTTTATCAGAACTATCTGGTACATCTGATGATGTTGCAGAAGGTTCTACTAATCTTTACTATTCATCTAGTTTATTTGATACAGATTTAGCAACTAAGACTACAGATAACTTAACTGAAGGTTCTACTAATTTGTATTATGCAGATTCATTAGTTGAATCTTATTTATCTGGTGGTAATGGTATATCTTACAGTTCTGGCGCTATTGCAGTAGATATAAATGGCGCAACTGATGGTACTTCAATTACAGTTGATGTAGCTAATGATGAAATACTTGTATATGATACTGATGCAACTTCAGTTAAAAAAGTAAAAGTAAGTCAAGTATCAGTACCAGCAGACATACATCCATTTTTATTAATAGGCGCATAAAGGAATAGGAGAAATAAATGGCAAACGTTTATAAGGTGTTAGGACAAGTAGGAGATGCTTCAGCAAATGATGTATCTTTATATGCAGTTCCATCAAGCACAGAAGCAGTCATATCTACTATCGTTATTTGCAACAGAGAAGCTGCGGCTAATACATTTAGAATCGCAGTAAAACCAGATAACGCAACATTAGCAGATTCACATTATCTTGCTTATGACAGTAGTATTGGCGCTAACGATACAATAACTCTAACATTAGGTATCACATTAGGAGATACAGATGTAGTGAGCGTTGGGGCTTCTGATGCAAACGTTACTTTTTCAGCTTTTGGTTCAGAAATAAGTTAGGAGTAAGAGTGGGAATTAAATCTATCAGTAATGGTGGTTTAGCTGGTGGTAAATTTGGTAATCTAGCTAAAACACAAGAAGTACCAGCAAATCCATTAGAAATCGAATATTATATCCTAGCTGGCGGTGGCGGTGGCGGTGGCGGTCAATCGCATCCAGGTTGGGGAAACCATCAAGGCGGTGGCGGTGGCGCTGGTGGCTTAATTCAAGGTTATGGAGTTATTTTCGATAGAGGAACAGACTACGCAGTATCTATTGGTGGCGGTGGTGGCGGTGGTCGCCCAAACACAGATAATCAAAACCAACTTGCAGGTTCAGATGGTACAGACACAACAATGGTTTATAAAGATGGTACTTTTACTGCTGATGCAGGCGGTGGTGGTGGAGTAGGTTCTCAAAACTATTCTGGTGGCGCTAACTCAACTGGCGGTAATGGTGGTTCTGGCGGTGGTGGCGGTAATCACTTTACAACTTCTTATTCTTATGGGTCAAGTGGTGCTGGTGGCACAGGCAATCAAGGTGGTAATGGTGGTCGTGGCGTAGGTCGTTTAGGCGCAAATGGTGGCGGTGGCGGTGGTTTTAACGCTGATGGTAATTCAGATTATTCGCCAAACACAACACCTAATGCAAGTGGTCAAGGTACTGCTGGTGGCGCAGGCGAAGCATATCAAGGACACCCAGCTGCTGATTTTCAAATAGCAGATGGTGGTAATGGAAGTGGCGCTACTTCACGTTCTGCTTATACAGGTAATGGTGGATATGGCGGTAATACTGGTGGTAGCGGTGGAAGCGGCATTATAATTTTACATTTTAGTAACGAGTTAACACTTACTATTGGCGCAGGTTTAACTGGAACACAAACTATTGATACAAATACAGGCATGACACACGCATACTTATATAGTGGTAGTGGCAATATACAGGTCAATTAAGATGGCACATTACGCATTATTAGATGAAAACAACATAGTTACCAGCGTTATTACTGGAGTAGATGAAAATGATACTTCTACATTACCTAGTGAATTTACTTCGTGGGAAGAATTTTATTCAGATTTTCATGGAGTAACAGTTAAAAGAACTTCATACAATACACATAGAGGAGAACACGATTTAGGTAATACACCATATAGAAAAAACTACGCATGTAAAGGTTATACTTATGATGCAGAACTAGATGCTTTTATACCACCAAAACCTACAGAGTTTAACAGTTGGGTATTGGACAACGATACTGCGGACTGGAAATCTCCAATACCATATCCAGATGATGGACAGAATTATTATTGGGATGAATCAAGTACATCATGGATATTATTTGATACACCACCAGAATAAATAAATCTAAAAGCTATACTAAAAATATGCAAATTATTTTTAGACCTATGGAAGAAAGATTTGAAAAATTACTAGAGCTTTATCCACCAGTACAAGCAAATAAATTACTTCCACAATGGTACAAAGATACAAAATTAAGTGATAAATTTGAAACATTTAAAGGAAGTAAACCGCAAACTATAAAAGACTGCCCAGCTATTCAAGATTTTGTAACCACAGGTTTTGTTATAAGATTATGGGGTCATTTTTATTATCATACCGAATATGATGATAACAATGTTGCTATAAGACAAACATGGGATTTTACACCACGCATGTTTAATTCAGAACATATATCAGATTACGTATCAACACATGGATATGCACAACATGAAATGATAGAACTAAAGAGAACTATAAATGGCGATGTTTTAAAGTTTAAATTACCATACAGTATAGAAGTTCCAGAAGGGTACAATGTTATGTTTGTTGACCCATTTTATCACGAAAGAAAAGACATAAGATTTTTGAGTGGCATAATAGAACAAGATAAGTGGTCTTATGTTCAGTTTCCATTTGAAATATTAAAAGATAGTTTTATGATAGAAGCTGGTTCTCCATTAATTTTAGCAATACCTTATAAAAGAGAACAAGAAAAACTTACTTTAGAAGTATTAAAAGGTAATGCCGAATATTACAAAAAAGTAAATGATGACATATATGAACTATTTTTGACTACTGATACATATAGGAAAAAAAATTATAATGAAGATAATTAAGTTTAAAGCTATAAGTTCTAAATGGCAGAAAATATTACCTAAACCTATTCCAGCAAAAAAATCACAAAAACCATTATGGTGGAAAAATCTTTCAATACATTATCCAGAAAAAACTTTAAAAGTTACCACAAACAAAACAAACTACACAATGAAAAAATGTATTCCTATGTTAGATGCGATGGAAACTGGCTATATCGTTCAGACTTTTGCTGATGTAAATTTAGAACAAACTGAAAATAGTTTTAACATAACATGGAGAACAGATGTAGATGTATTTGAAAATCATACTATTGCAACAACACTTATGGATGCACCTAATGGTTATCACGATTTAGTAGTTAAATATAATTTTGCTATGACAGTACATACACCAAAAGGTTATTCTTTATTAGTAGTGCCACCGCTTTTACATAATAACTTACCATTTCAAGCAGTACCAGCAATAATTGATACTGATAATTACAAAGTTAATTACGCTTTACCAGTTTGGGTAAGTAAAAATCATAGTGGAATAATTCCTAAAGACACACCACTTGCACAGTTAATACCAATTAAAAGAACTGATTTTATTTCTACTTATACACATCACGATTTTGATAATTTTGTTATAGAGCAACAAATTAATCACAATAAATTAATAAAAAATAATTACGCTAACAATTACCATAAGAAAAAAAATTATGAGTAATATTTATTTTGTAATTAAGGATAAATATTTATTAGAGAATACAAGACTTCATCCGCAACCACTTAAAAATTTTATACCTAAATGGTATAAAGATATTGCACCAAGCAACATTAAAAACAAATCATATCGTGAGCAATTAAATGTTGTACACAATATAAAATCATGTCCATCTTTTAATGAAATATACCAAGAAGGATTTGTTATATTAGCGCCAAATGATTATTTAATTACGTATGATAAAGATACAAAAAATTGGTCATGGAAAACACCTATTGTTTATAAAACTTTTAATATACCTAATAAAAGAGAAATTGTTGAAATTCATAACAATAATCAAATGGTAGATTATTTACCAGACAAAACTATAAAAGCAATTTTTAAGATTATATTACCTTACAGAGTTGTTACAGATAATGGTTATAGTATAAGGCAAACACCTATACCATATTCTTACAATAAAGAATTTGAAGCTATGTATGGTATTTTTAAAAGTGATAAAATACATGAAGTTAATGTTCAAATTGCATTTAAAAGTAATAAAAAAGAAATATTGATTAAACAAGGACAACCATTGTGCGTGTTTTATCCTTATAAAAGAGAAAATTATAATTTAAAAATAGTCAATGAAAAAAATAAAATATTTAAAAAAGTTTTGGTTAATACAAGTAATTTATATGGTTCTTTTTTTAAAAAGTTTAAAAATATAAGGTACTTCTTAGATACATGATATAATCTCCATCATGGATTATGTAATTGGATTTTTATTAGGTTATTTTTTTAAAGAAGCTTATCAACTTATTAAAAGAATAAGCGACTATGACTGGCAAAACAGAAATTTTTACAGTAAAGCTTATTTCTGGTCTGATTACGATTATATAGATTTAAAGGAAGATGACTTACCATGATATGCGGATTTTGTACAGGTTCTTGTAGCACATGTCCATTAGGTGGCGGTAAAAACTAATGTGCATGGTTAATGTAAAAGAAGATGGTTCTTTTGTGCAGATATGTAACTGCGAACATGGTAGTGAGTGCTGCAAAAACAATGAGTAATTCAGAAAACAATTATACCCAAAAGGAAATGACCGCAAAAATTATGCTAGATATTGAAAAGATTTTTAACAAATTAGATGAACTTCAAAAAGATATAAATACAAGACCTACTAGAGCGGAGATATATGGATGGATAATCGCTGGAATATCCATCGCAACACTTGTAAACGTTTTAATGTAGGAGAACAAATGAAAATAGATATGAAAACTATCAAAACATTAT